AGCCCTCGCGCAGTTCGTATACAGGCGTCACCCTCGCCCCTGTAAGTTCAAGGGCAAGGAGCAGATCGGCCTGATGTTCTATTACCCGGCCCCAGGTAAGATATAGCCGCATATCCCTATCCACTAGCTTTTTCCAATTGGGCATCGACTTCCTATTCTGCTTCTTGCTCATGCCATTATGCCCTCCCTATTTTTATACGGCTTTACCCTGCCGCCGGGGATCTAGTCCTCTATATACCACCTTGATCCGTACTTCTCTTGCCCTGTTCTCATCAAATCCCAGTACTTCCTGTAGTATTGGGATTTATCAGCTTCACTGCGTCTTAACCTTTGATTTAAGGACTCAATGGCCATAGGAATGCCGCTTCTGTACTGTTTTTCATACTCACGGTAAAGCGAACGAAGCATGGAATCTTTTAGTACCTGATCCGCTACGCCAAGCTCCTGTTTCTTGGCTTTCTTAGCGCAGCGGGCGCCACAGTATACCCCTATATGGTCCGGTATTTCATCCTTTAACTGCTCATATAATTCCGCTGGCATAACGTAGTAATTATAGTGCCCAACAAAGGTATTATGGGCTTTGCTGTGAAAATCGGCCTTTGATACCTTGATCTCGTAACACCTAAATACCCCTTTGGTATCGTAGGTTAGATAATCCACGCGCTCAGAACCATACCAACCGATAGTTACCTCGAAACAGCCGAATACCCCCTGTTTGTTTGTGGCCTTCCATATTTCCCTTTCGAGCTCCAGGGTTAAATCAGACTTGGCCATTACCACCCAACCGCCTTAATCCTGATGTTTTTAAAGGCCTCTTTAAACCGGTTTCTCTTCTCCTGTGTTACCGGCGTTTCCTGCTCTGCCGCAAACTCCTGCGGGTACGACTTCATCCGGGGTATTTTCCGGCCGCCCTGCCGTTTACATTCGGTTCCCCAGTGGACAGTGCAGCGCCGGTATTGGCGGCAGTATTTATCGCAATGGTTTGTCCGTTCAGCTTGCTTATTCATTTGCCACCCTCCCCCATCCACGGCCTTACTTGCTCCGCTTCAAACTTAATCCCCGCAAATACAACCGCGTCTTTAATCTGCCCTATGGTAAACTTCCCCTGCATAAAAAATTGGTACATAGTATCTACTAACGCCTTAAATTCGGCATCATGTAAGTATCTACTCCTTTGTTCTTCGTAATTCATTATTTTATCCCCTCCCTTATGCCGTTTCCTTCAACTTGCCGTCCTCAAAAACATATCTCCGGTGGCAACTGCAGCACCTATAAACCTCTATCCCGCCGGGCTTCTTACTCTTCTTTCGCAGGGTGCCGCCGCATTTAGCGCATTTCACTCGGCAGTCCTCCTCTCTAAAACCCAGAGCAGGGCTTGCGCAGCGGCTTCTATGCGGTTTTCTGCCAGAAATTCCTGCCACCTCGAACTCTTTTGCGGATGGAATATATAGCATGCGTCCTGCATAGATTCCACTTTGTAGCCCCGCTTCTCAATCGCAGCCAGCAACTGCTCCAGGCGGGGAGCGAAAACCCAATCCGCGATACATTCATGGATTTGATGGGTTGCCTCTTGCGTGTCTTGTTCTGCTAAAACGCTCTTCTCCCAACGATCATCGTCCTGACAATAAAAGAGGTCCCCGAACGCTGGCTCCCATACAAGCCCCGCATCTTTTAACTTCTTCGCTATTTCAATGCTCAGCATTTCTTATTCCTCCCCTCCAAAATCACCCAGGCCAGCAGCCCGCCAGCTACGTAGCTGCTCAGATTCACGAGGTATAAATCTATCACCGCAAACACCGTAGCAAAGCTAAGCGCCGCTATTACTCGCCAGTAGAGATTCCAGGTTAATTTCATAACTTCACCTCTTCCAGCGCATCAAGGGCCCGTTTCAACTTGCGGACGTATTTACTTCTGCTGAATGTCCGCGTTTCGTAATCAACCAAGTCTCGGGCTGCCTTAATCAGCTCCTTTTCCGCCACCGCTATTTCATCGGCGCACATAGCTCTTTCGTTGTGGTGCGTGGCATCGTAACTATTTTGGATTGCCGCCTGTCTCTTTTGGGCTGCATCTACCACCTGCCTAGAGTCTGGACAATTAATGATTCCTCTCGCCTTTATGGTTAATTCTGTATCTCGGCCATAGCAGTTTTCTAATTCCTCCGTAATTTCTTCCAGGGCTTCGCGATACATAGCTACTTGGCAGGAAAGGTTTTGTATAATACTCTGCCGCTGCAGGTCGGTTTCTTCCCGAAGGGCAGCAACTTCATTCTGTAGCTTAAAAACCAGTTCTTCCGTCCTCATGAGTCCCTCGCCTCCTCCGTCCCTGTAATCTCCACTTCCACCCGGGGATTATGCCGGTCAACATCGAAGAAATGTAGTATATCCCCGATTTGCGCCCAGCCGTCATTCTTGATTATTCCGGCCTTTACCAGTCCGTCCATGACGAATTTTGCGCCTGCTGTGATATTATCTTTGTCTCGCCTTTTGTTGGGTTCGTACCAACGAAAAGTTATGTCTATGCGCTCCATATGCGGTATTCTGGCAGCCTTGGCGGTCCAGGCTATCATGTCGGTATATTCCTTCTTTTGGCTGCTGGAAGCATATTTATCGCCTCTGGCCGCTTCTATGATTTCGTTCATTCCCGGGAGTACGCCGGGGATTGTCATGGTGCTCATATCTCAGCCACCCCTTTCGCAAGGAGTGCGGCGCGGCATCTTTGTTCCGGTGTTGTGCCTGCCGGCAGCTCATCTATGCGCATTAGCTCGCCCTCCCTCAAATATCACTATTGCACTCGGGAATGGTGCGCTGTGCTTGCATCCACTGAATTTCAATCTTCCCCGAATAAAACGGATCTCGCCTTTCATACAGTAGTCGTGCCACCAGCGAGTATCTGTCCGGGCCGGTAATAAACATACTACTGTAGCCCCTTTTAGGCTTTCTTCGTATGCCTTTTTAATCCATTTACCTATTTCGCGCCCGTAGGGCGGATTCATCCAGAACACGGGCGGCATATTGTTGCTGGTTGCCCACTCTATCCATGGTATTTTCAGTGAATCCATGTCCCAATTCCAGAACCGGTTAACTTTTGCATTTTGGTTGCTGGCGCAAACGTCAATACTAAAGCCAAATTCCTTATTAAGCTCATCAAATAGGGATTGTGGCGTTTCCCAGTCGTCTTTCTTGCTGCTAAACATCAGATCGGTATTCATGCCTATACCGCCTCCTGCTCTATGAGCTCTTTTATAAGAGCCAGGGCCACCGGATTTTCCAAAACTCTCTGCACATCCGAACGAGCGCCGGCGGTAATCTCCGTCATGGCGATTAAAACCGCAAGGTATTGTGGTGAACACTTCGGTTGTGTGACAGGGTTTGTTATTACCTTGGGTATGTTTTCGGGTATACTTTCAATAGCAGACTCCGTGCTGCCCTCGTTTACCGGTTCCTGGCTGCCAACCGTCTCCGGTGCGGGGGTCGGGGTCTGCTCTTCTTGTATCGGCCTGCTTAGGCTGTCTATTATGCCTGCCTCCACCAGAAGCTTCTTCGCGTCTGCCCAGGTAACACCTAGCTCCTTGCGGATGGGCTCTATCTTGGCTTCGTTTTTAATCCACAGAACCCTCAACTCTTCCCTCGTCGGTGCTTCACGCTTTGGTTTACTCATAATTACCTCTCCCTCCTGTTTGATTTTCACTATAGCCGCCTGCCCTGAGAGCAGATCGTTAACCAGAATTGTGTCGGGGTACTTCTTCCCCTGGACCGCTATCATGCGCGGGGTTACTTGCTTGACTGTGCCGATGCGGACCTTATGCCTTGAGCCTTTATTTTTGTGCATACTTACAAGGTGATAATATTCGATTTCCATCCCCGGTTTAATAGCATCTAACTGCATTACATTGCCCTCGCTTTGCGTTTTCCTCCCGCTTTTAATTCCCCTACCAGCCGCTCCTTCTCTGGGTACTCCGCCCATTCCGCCTGTTTGCGGAGCTCGAAGTTAGATATATAAGTCCAGTAATCGCCCGTGATCTCCCCGTCCCTGGTTACCGTCAGGAAGGGGACGAAGTTATCTAGTTTGCTCATGCGCGTTTTCTCCGGTGGTCGGGGCCAGTGACGGGTACCGGATCCGTCATTTCAAACATACGGGAAACGATTTTGCCGTAGCCGTTGCTTAGTAAGTCCTTTTCGCTGCTGTTGGTGGTGAATATCGTTGCCCTCTCCATGCGATATCTGGCATCTACTACGGCATAAAGCCTATCTTCCGTCCATTCAGTTGCCTTTTCGGCCCCTATATCATCCAGGACAACCAGATCATCAGTCTTGGCCCGGTGAAATAGCCACTCTCCTCGTTGCTTCTTTGCTTCGCTTCCCGGCCGCCATGCGTCCAAGAGTTCCATTACCGGAAAGAACGAGCAATATAAGCCCCGGTAGTCCTCTCTGGTAGGGTCGTAGAGCGTTTGTGAATCATTCCGCACCCCAAATAAATCAGGTGCAGTTTCCATCAACGCCCGCACCGTCGCTATCGTTAGATGGGTTTTACCTGTACCGTAGGTACCTATAAGCAGCAATCCCCGGCCTGTTTTGATGTCATCTGTGGAATATGTCCGGCAGGTTTCTAAAGCCGCCTGCTGAGAGCCGCATTTGGGTATATAGCTATTAAAGGTTGCGCCCTGTAGTCTGCGCGGTGGATTGAAATACTGCCAGCAGGTATTAAATCTTGTGGAATCCAAAATCAGTCTCCTCCTCTCGCTGTGATTGTCTCTTCCTGTTTCTGGGCTTAAACTGAGAAACTTTACCCTCTTTTTTATGTATCAGTTTTTCTTTGACCCATCCCCTGAGCGCGCGGTTATGGTCCGTGTAGCGATTATTTTTCTTAGGGTTCTGCCCAATGTAAATATCAAGCTGCTCAATCATCCACTGTGTATCTTCATGCCCAAATTCGGTGACTAATCGTTCATGCTCATCCGGGGTGAGATAGACATAATCAAGGTGCTTGATTTTCTCTTGGGGGGATATAGGGGGGTTATTGTTTATATTTATATCTTCTTCTGCATTATTAGCATTATTATTATTGTTCCGCTGCTGTTCCGCTGTTGTTCCGCTGCTGTTTCTCGCGGTGTTCCTAGTACCTTTCTTGTAACCCTCAAGAGCCTGGTATTTAGTGTAGTTAACAACTGTAAACAGTGTTCCGAGCCCACAAGGTTCAGCCAGGATACGGCCATCCTTAACCAGTTTTTTAACAGTCCTCTCTATGGTGGCAAGTCCAGGACGTTTAACCGCATTATTTTCGACATATTCTAAATCGCTCTGTAGGTTTCGATATGATCTAATCCACTGGCCTTTTTTTATATGCATATTGCCAACATTAACCCCTTCTTCAGCAAAGGCGGCTTTCCCAAGTATTAAAATAAACATCCTAAATTCAGTAGGATTGATCCATATAGGGTTTTCAAATATATCCCTAGCTACCAGAAAAGCCCCTGAGTTCAAACTTTCTCCCCCCTCTGTGTCGTATAATCTTTGAACTGCGTATTAATCACCTTCCAATATCAAGTTTTCACTTCTACATTTTGGGCATTGGGCTAAATAGCCTCCGCTTTTATCGCTTATAACGTACCCGCCCTCCATGGCGAGCTTAAAAATCAAGTCCTTATACAACATTACTTCTGTAACATAATCGCAACAAGGGCAGTATACGGAGGCCTGCAAATTACCCTGCTTATTCAACCATTCAGGAGTTCCAGCCGTTTCGAGTCGTTGCTTTACTTCTATATGCTCTTGCACGCGCATGTTCCAAGCTGCAGCGGCCAATTCCTCAGTAGGTTTCCAGTCGCCACAAGCCGCATGGACACCGCAAAAATATTTCATTAATTTGTATTCAGGTTCTAACGTGCTTAATTGGGGCTGTTTGCCACATTCTGGGCAAGATAATAAATCCATACCTTTCCCCTCCTTCGTATAAATAACACCCTATCCACTCTTCCGCCTCCCCTTCCGGCCACAGCCGGGATGAATTATGCGCTAACCTGTTCGGTTGCCCTCAATTGTTCTGATGCCATTTTCAATCCAATCAAATAGCCGTATATCCTTGATGGATACTCTCTTCCGATCTCATAAAACCATTCCCAATAATCTTGATCTAATTTGGATATTAATGGTTCATACCGATGGGTTATCTCTGCCCATTCAGAACAACTGCCGCAATTTCCTGCATCATCAAAAAGCTCCCGCATTTCATCATGGTCATATGTTTTGCCACATTTTTTTCGTTCATTTAGCCATTCGCGTAAACTCTTAACGGCTTTATCAGTATCAAAATCCCATCTTTCATCTGAAAAGGCAGAGAGTTTTTCTGAAAAATACCCAATAGACTTATCGTTAAATGAATTCACATCGGCTTTCCAAGTCAGCCAAAATACTGCCGTTCCAATATCTCCGGAAATATACATCATGCAGCCATCGAATACATATCGCACTCTATATACACCGGTGCCTGGTTTCTTCCAGTTGAGGACTTGGACCCCTCCCAAATCTATCAATTCGGCTTTATGATCTTTAAACCAATGTTCCCTAATGTAGTTCTCAATATCTTTCAAAATTCAAACCTCCCTTATGTCGCAGTTATAACAAACTGCGCACTAATGGCCTTTACAACCTGTTTGGTAATCGAAGTTATCACAATCTCCTATAGGTACTACCTTCCACCCTTTTGCCAAACAGTCATATAGATAGTCTCTTGCCTCTTCATGCGACAATCTACGCCCTGTTTCATCTTCAAACACCCCTTTTAGCGAGCCTTTCCGAGTGTTATTTTCTAACATGCCGCGAATATCGGCGCACATATGCCTAACTGTCATTTACTATCATCCTCCTTAACCGCCTTATACTTATCCGCTATCATCATGGCAAAGTTAGCTATATTGGCTGCCCGGCGGCAAATATCCGCAGTATCTTTTGGGAAAAGCAAATATAGCTCGGTGTAGTTTTTATGAAGCTCTTCCAGAAGAAACTCAGGGTTACAGTCCTGCCAACCGCCCTTATGCTCATTTGCTCTGAGCTGTTTCTCCATTTCTTCCGCAAACCAGCGGACCTCTTCGCGTATTTTCATCATCTATGCCCTCCTTAAAACAGCGATAACTGTCTTTCGTCGTATTCGCCGCCTATTGGTTCGTGGTTGTAACACTGCCAGCCCGGGCGGTTCATAATCCGTTTTGCTCTATCGCTTTCAGGCTTTGCAAAATAATTGCAGTCAGTGTAAGGCAAATCAGGAGTATATACTTCTGGGGGTAAAAGCAGATCATTGGCTATACAAAGTTCCCTGATCTGCTTTTTGTACGACATAAGATGATTCCGCAACAGGTTCATATTTACCCCATCTGGCCAACCGGGGTCATTGCATCCATTTACCCTGATGGATTTCCACCGGGCTATCGTACCAACAGCTTTTTCACAGTTTTCTTTAATCTGCTGTTCCGGTGTTTGCTTCTTAGCCATCTTTAATACTCTCCTCCTTCCTCCTGGTCCACGCCAGACAGGGCTTGTCGTCCCCCAGCTTCGTTTTCCCGTTTATACCGCAGTGCGGCCACGGTTGCTTCGCTTTCGCCCGGGCCACCATGCCTTTTGTTTCAGGCACCCAGTACTTGCAGGTGCCGCAGCGCCTTTTCTCGTCCATCACGCATCCCTCCGTTCTATCTCCACAATCCCCTGCAATATCGGGTAAACCACCTGCGGCACTACGGCATTTCCTATGCACTTAAGTCTGTCCAACCCCTCGGAAAGCCCATCATCGTTTCGTTCAATTCGCTGGCCTGTATCGGCGAAAAACCCTTCCAAATCCAAAGGTAAACTACCTGATTCTGACTTCCACGCTCTAAGCATTTTTTGATACTGTGCCGTGGGTTTGATTTTGATGTTCTCACCCAAGCAATAGCATTGCTTGCTATGGGACGTGGCAACGATATAAATTCTATCCCCGGCAAACGTGGCACTGATTGCTGAAGCTGGTATTTGGAATACCCCCCCCCGATACCCGATATCTTCCAAGTCAAGTAACATCTCCTCGATTCCCAGATTGAGCAGACTAGTAACATTTTCACCAATAACCCAAAGTGGGTGTGTTTCGGCAATAACCCTAAGTAATTCCGGCCAGAGATAACGGTCATCCTCTTTGCCTCTTCGCTTCCCGGCATTGCTGAAAGGCTGGCAAGGGAATCCTCCGCAAACAATGTCAACTGCTCCAACGTCCTCCCCCCTTAGCTTGGTAATGTCCGAGTGTATCAGTATTCCCGGGAAGTTCTTCTGTAATACCTTTTGGCAGTACGGCTCGATCTCGCAAAAGGCCACCGTTTCTATCGCACCTGTCCAGGATGCGGCCAGGCTGAAGCCCCCAATCCCTGAAAACAGGTCCAGCATTTTAAGCCTGTTCATTCGGCACCTCCGGCATTTCGCAGTTCCAGAGCCCTTGCTTGCCCAGGGCTGGGATAGGTTCTGGCAGCATCTGCACATTTGTCAGTTCCCAGGCATAGCGCCCTGGGGTCCAATCGCCGAAAAGCATTTCCTGCTCAGTCGGAACAAAATAGTCCGCAAAGTCAGGCGCGTGCTTGTCTTTAGTTATGCTTTCTGCACCTATCGGGATATTCTTTGCGACATCCACGTTAGTACCAGGGTGCTCAACTATGCGCCAGCAGTTGGCCAGTTCTGCAGTGGCAATAATTGCACCTAACGGTATATCAAATCCGTTATCTGTTCCATCATGGTTTATTTTTGTTCCGCCTAAGTGCCAATCAAATCGGCATGCGCCATAATGTTTTGCCAGTGCAGTTGTAATTGCATCAAAAATCTCCCAAGGCATTCCTTCTTGCCGCAGTGGTCTTTTCGCCGCCGCATGAATCGCTATTGGCCCCCTGTACTTGGTCGGCCACGATCTAGTTTCATATTTTTTCGCGCCGCAAGCGAGTAGGCTTGCCCACGGCTGATAAATAGTTATGCAGCGCATTGTCTCTTCCTCTCCTTTCGTGTATAATTAAAGCAGTAACATTGTAGCGGGGAGGCGGTATATTCATGCACAAATTGGCTTATATAAACGGTGTTCTCCATGGAGATGGTTGGTGTAAACAAGCCTTGGGGCTTCGGGTTAAAGACTATGATTTTTGTGAAACCTTTGCCAATGCTGTCAATATAGTTGAAGGCCTTAATAAAAAACCTAGGCTCGACGAGAGAGGTTATTGGTTGTTTAGAGTTAGCAACAAAACAGGCAAGTTCGACCATTTGCTGCACTTTGAACCTTCTAATGACAATGAATATGCGGCGTGGGTTCGCGGATTGTTTGATAGCGAAGGCAATGCTCAATTGACCCCTCTTAGAATTAGCCCGAACAGTTTTCATCGAAGGATAGCTATATATTCTACCGAAGTAAGTACCCTTAATAAGGCTAGCCTTTATTTGACTAGTCTGGATATTCCTACAACTATGAGGGCAACAAAATCCTCTGCTGGACATAAAGGAACAAAAACGGTCTACGAATTGAAAGTCCGTAGTAGTCGAAATAACTTTCAATTGTTTTCCGAAAAAATTGGATCTAGTATTAAGCGAAAACAAATAGTACTTAATGCCATACCTTCTTCCTACCATCCCGACTTTTCTCAGCATTGTCGAGAGGCGCAACTTAAAGGTGCTGCCGCAAAACATTACAAGCTCATGACGGAGACTGTTCCTAATGTTGTTAAGGGCATACGAGCCTTGATTGATCAAGGCATCAAGCCTACGCAAAGAGCCTGCAGAATAATACCTGGTTTTAATTCCATACAGCGATATTTTTCTCAAGCTAAACTTGTTTCTATGGCTATGGATTTGTAACGGTTGCCAAATGGTAATAGCTTTTACTTCTTTCATCATGTCACCTACTTCCTACAAATACACCGGCCCGGTAATAACCCCGAGCCATATTAAAACCTGCGAGACAACCGTAAGGGTACCGAAAATAAAGCCCAGGATTATCATTACGCTCGTTAGCGGGTCGGATTTAGCCTGCTTCTTCAGCACCTTAATAAACTTCTGCTTCTCGCGCCGGGGCTTTGCAGCAGCTTTTACCGGCTCTACCCGGTACTGGTTCCAGTAGTTCTGGGTGATTCGGTTAGTCTGCACAACAATCCTCCTCCCACTCCCACTCTCCCTCTCCCCCGTCCGCATTTTCCGCATATTCTTCCGGGGTGATAGGGGTGATATACTCCGGTTTAGTGCCCAACATATCGGCTAACTCAGGTATGCCATCTATCTGAGCTTGTTTTTCCATATCGGCATCCCTGGTTTCCGTGTTGCACTTCCCTAGTTTGATCTGCAGGTAAACCTCGCAAGGATTACCGTTTTTATCTGCGCCGAATTCAGCCTCCTTTTCGATTCGGTAATGGAAAAGTAGATCATATATCATCGTCCGGGCCTCCTCCCAGCAGTTCCGGATTGTCGTGGATGTTACCGATCTTAATTAATTCATGGTCACCACTCAATCCCCCGGGGCCCCATAAAGTTTCAATATAAACTCCGTAAAGTGGAAAGGTTTCATCTTCGCATAAGTCAAGATGCCTTAAACCGTTGTCTATATATTCACCTATTTTCACTATTGGTTTTCCGTAAATTTTCTCGTAGTCCTGACCACCCTGTAAAATATCCCCATCATAGAGTTCCTGCCCGTTCTTATCCTTGAGGCCGGTGAACTGGCCGACGGTGGCGGGAATAACCTCCACTAATTCCGTTTCAAAAGCTGGAATCATTCTGTCAAAAGAACTTGGAACCTGCGTAATTACCTGTATACCCGGTTTTGTATTCCCGTCCAAGTAATTAACAAATTTAGCGTAACATCCTATCACCCATTCCCCATTGTCCGTCCGCTTGCCGCGAAATTTATAATCGTTCATGTCGCTCTCCTTCCTCGCCTAAAACGGCAACGGTATATCGTTGTCCCTCGCCCTAAGAAGGAAACGGATTACCTCATGGCTTGTCGTGGCACCCAGGACAACTAAGGTATCCTGCTCCGGGTCGGCCTGCAGGAGCCTGATACATAAATGCCCATCAGAGTTATAGCTTATCTGCGCCCGTTGGCCATCAAGCTGCATGTTCTCGCTCTTATATCCTTCATGCCGTTTGATTATCTCTATCATGTCGCTCTCCTTTCTCCCATACACGGTAAGCCCGTATGATCGCCTGTATGCCATCAGGCAGCACGTCAAATCTAGGCTCCCAGGCATTTGCCATCTGGCCTACCAGTGCAAGTACTTCCTCGGCCCCGGTGTTTGCCTTTGCTGCTGCCAGCTCTTCCCCCATAGCATCTACCAACCGGGATAGGCGGGTGTTCTCCTGCTCCGTTGTGAGAATGTATTCCGATACCGTGTTAAGGGCCTTCATCACTTCACTTGTCAC